TAAACGCTAATTTTGATGATTTATATTCTTCATTATCGCGAATAGAGAAAAGAAGATTTTGGGTTTCTATAATTGATAAAATTTATTATAATGACAAAAAAATTGAGAGGATCGTTTTTAAGTAGTCCTCTCAAATCCTTATGTACCAACCGTTTAAGGTCTAGTCACACTCGCAGGGTGCTTCTACTGGACCACCCTTTTTGTGTGACATCATTGTTCTAATAAGCTGTTTACAATGCTTTTCCTAGTTTTATGATACACTTTAATAAAAGTCTTTCTAAATAATTTCACAACAACTCTTTCATACCACTTTAAATTTCTACATATTTCTTCTACAATTAATTTTTCCATTTTATTTTTTCTCCTTATCAGAGAAACGCGTTTCTTAATCTATAAATATTATATATTCCTTTGTCGAAAAAAGTCAACAAAAACTCATCGCAAGTTTCGACACAAACCTGACGCTCCCAGCGTCATCTATCTTTTTATGTATTTTAATATTAAAATTAGGAATAATAACCTTAGGAGTAATTTTATGATAGTTTTTAATATTAGGAATATAAGAAAAAGTAAAAAAATAAGTTTAAGAAAATTAAGCGATATGACTGGTATCTCACGAGCTTATCTTTATGATTTAGAAAGTAACAGAAGATTTAACCCTACACTGTTTATACTGCAGAAAATTGCAGAAGTATTAGAAGTTGATATAAAAGATTTGTTTTATTCTTTAAATGAATTAGACATTTTAAAAGAAGAAATGTATCGTAGAATTGATATATATGGAATTGGTTCTAAGGAAGTCTTAGAAGTGAGCCAGGTTATCGATTTACTTATTAATGTAAAATTTAAAAGCTAGCTACATCTCTGTAACTAGCTTCCCTTTATTTTTTTAGACTACTCAATTTTTAGTCTATATTTATTATAACATATATTGTAAAATTATGTAAAATGTGATATAGTAGTATGCACTGAGGTGTATATTATGTATTATTTAAACAAAATTAAAAATCATCTTGCAAATTGGGCTAATTATTTTATAGAACATTTCGTCAGAGTTATTACAATGTGTGCTTTTTTATTTTTTGCTTGCTATTTATTTATTAATTTTTCCAATAAAATTAATATAATAGAACAAGAAACAATTACAGACCAACTTATTCTATTTTTTGGTATTACTTTAGAAAATTGGAGTACATTTTTAGTAATTGTTGGTACTATTATAGCTGCAATTTGGGCTCTATATGAATTTGATAAAATGGTTTCAAGAAATCAGCAAGAAAAAGCATCTGAAATTGCACAAAGCTTCGCAGATAACTTAGTTGAAAGATTTGCTATTATTTCGGATGTACTTTTATCAAATCAAGAAATGCAACAATTACTAGTAAAAGTTAGCAATTCTAATTTAAAAAGCTTTACTACTTTGGAACTTAAAGAAATAACAGGTGATCCTCAATGCTTTAAAAAATGTTATAAAATAATAAATTCAAAAAAAACTCAACAAAGGTATTTGAATAAAATAAAAAAGCTATACAATGAAGATGAAAGAAAAAAATTTGATAGTTATTTTCCATTAATGGTTGAAAATACTCTTAATCGCTTGGAAGCTGCCTGCATTAATATTAGTAGTGAAGCCGCAGGTTCAGAATACATATATAATTCTTTACATCAATCATTTTTGCAATTTGTTGAAGTTCTTGCTATTAGAATATCTGCAAACAATACTAATAATGTTGACAAATTTTATACTAATATCATACAAGTGTACAATATGTGGAATAAGCAAAAAAATAAAGACATTAAGAAATTTCAAAAAACAGAAAAGAAGATTTCAAAACTTAATTCAAAAGTTAATAATGAAATTCGCAAATTAATGGAAAAGAAAAATAAGACAGTCTAATTTTTAGACTGTCCTTTTTTTTGTTTTTTTTCTTTATTTTTGTTGCCATTTTTGACTTTTTCATATTCTTTAAACCATTCTTGATACATAATAATTTCCTCCTAATTTTTATATTTATATATCTGCCTCTATTAAAATATATTATGCCTAGTAACAATATATGAATTTTATTATGTATTGTTTCCACATTTTCTATATTATATACAATAATTTTGATAAAGTCAAGAATTATATTTGAATTTTTAAAACATTAAAAGCCCCTATTTTTAGCCCAAAATTCGACACGCGAGGTTTCGTTTTAAGCCTTTTTTATTTTTTAGGAATATACTTATATACCTTGATTTTCGGGTGTTTTTGCTTATTTTTTATCTATAAACATTTTCTGAAACAAAACCATATCTTCCAGTAGCAGGAACATATATTTTATTAATGTTTCCATAGTCTGCTATAATTTTTACTCTTGTTTTAGGTAAATAATAATATCTTGTTCCAGTTAAGTTAGAATTAGAATATATTATTGTATTGCTTTTAAATCTTTTGTATTGCCCTGTTAAATTTACTCCTGACACTGTTATCGTTCTAAATGCTGAATTATCTACATAAGCATATCTACTAGTTGCTGGCACATATATTCTATCTACTGTACTTGACACATTCTGTAATATCTTAACTTTTGTATTTTTTAAATATGTATATCTTGTTCCTGTCAAATTTGAATTTGAATACAATGTAGTGATTGATTTTAGTTTCTTATATTGCCCTACTGTATTTGAAACTTGTACGTTGCTATCTGTTAAGTAATCACTAGACACCCACTCATTCATTCCAATGTTGCTCCAATTTGAACTTTCTTTGTATACTGTTACTTTATCTCCGTTGTACTTTCTGCCTACAACGTTATAGCTTGTCCCTGGTCCACTTCTTACATTTAATGAAGTATTCACTTTTACATATCTCGTATAGCTTGCTGTTGTTACTTCTGTTCTGTCCACTTCTGTATTGTTACTTCTGTCATTTTTAAAAGCGAAGAATCCACTATAATTTGCATAAGCTCTAAACACTTCTTTTTCTACATAGACCGTGTTACCTTCGACTTGAGCTTTACCTCTACGTGTACTTAAATTAAATTTTCCACTGTATAGATATGGGTCATATATTTTTAGTCTATCTCCTGTATCACATTGTCCATCTCCATTTGTGTCTTCATAGCCATATATTAGTATAAAATGTCCACCTGTTGTAAATAAACCGTTTCCACAAGCACTTATTACCATATAGTTTTCTTCCAACAAGTCGCATACATCATTTAGTTTATATATTTCTTTATAACCTATGTCGAACACATCTGCTGTCCATCTAAATGCAGACCAGTAAGTTCCATTATTTGCACTTCTAAATCCATATTGCACATATAAATCAGCCATTGTTGTTGGCAATATTGTTCCCTTTATTGAACTAACTACCATTGCACTACAAGTTGGTCCACATGCACTTGACCCCATTGTTTGACTTGAATTTCCTGTGCTTGTATATAGCTTATTCTTCCATCTACTATCTATTTGTGAGTAATATGTAAGCCCTGTATATTGTCCTAGGCTCACGCTTGGCAATTCACTAGAACCGTTGTAAGCTATCTCTCCTTGTAGTTCAAAACCTTCGTCTTCTACTTCTTGCTCTTCTAGTGCTTGTTCATCTTCTACATAAGCTTCTGGTATTTCTTTTGTAGACTGGTTGTCCACTATATTGACTACTGTTTCTATACCTTCGCTTATTTTGTCTACATCTTCTTGTGAGTATTCTATTCCAAAAAATACTCCTGCTAATGCTAATATGATTGTTACAACTGCTGTAATTATTAGCTTCTTGTTTTCCATTATATTTTACCTCCCTCTATCATTACTCTTGTCCATTTATCATGAATATAACTGTTTCCGTGCAAGTCTTTTACATAATGGTCATATACTTCACAAGCTCTTTTTGTTTGCACATCATCTTTTTCAATACCATTTTCTACATCTATTAAAAAGTTTACTAAAAAATTCATACATTCATTTTTATCTATCTTTTTAATGTATTTATTTGTGTCATCCATTTTATTATCAAGTGGCTCTAATATCTCACTTAATTTCTTTTGTATTGCTTTCTCGACTGGTTTTTTAGCATTTATTACGCAATTTATTATTACTGATATTGCATTTAGGAAGCCTGCTATTGTTAAAACTATTTCTATCACTTTCAACTCTTCTCACCCCTTTTGCTCATTTTCTAATTTTTCTATTCTTTTAATTAAATCTTGCATAAAGTTATTTTCTTTTTTTAGTTGTTCTATTTGTTCTTGTTGCTCTTGTATTGCTTTTGTTGCAGTTGCTAAAACCGACAGTACATTTATTTGCCAATCCTCTTTCTCTCAATCTATAAAATAAGATATACTTCCTAAATTTACCCAATTACCTTTCGTGTAGCTTGCCATATTAACAATTCCAGATGCTTCAACATACGCAGATTTTACTACATCAGATTCAGTTGTAATAGTGTAATTTGTCTTAAGAGGTTTTATTGAGCTATCAAGATTTAATAGCATTGTAGTATTAGAAGAATTATTCTTTATTAATCCTCTTAGAAATACTTGCTTTCCAATCTTCCTATATTGAGCAGGTGGATAATTTCCGCCCAGATTTTCCCATCCATTACTTAATGTCAAATTTACCCATCCTGTATCTGCAATTATTGCATTCTCTATATTCGTTTCTAACGTGCTTATTGCAGTTTGTATATTAGTTTGCATTTGATTTAAATTAGTATCATTTATAGCTGGTTGACTTCCATTATTAAATCCAATTTTAGTTAATATTGTTTTTACTAAACTCATTTATCTTGTCCTCCTTCTAATTTTTCAACTCTTTGTTGCAACGCTTCTATTTGTTTTTGCTGTTCTTTTATTATTGTGTACAACACAGATGTCATTGAATAAATATTAGCTCCATCATTTTTTTCACTTGTTATTTTTTCTGAATAGTTATAATCATCACCTATGACAAAGCCTATATGTTTTTTACCTTTATCATCTTGTGTTTTTAAGTTATATTTATATATGTCAGTATTATTAAGTATTTCTTTTGCTTCTTCTAATGTAAATTTTTCAAAATTCTTTTTGCTTTCTGCTTTTGAGGTTTGTGTTAGAGTTGGAGTTGTTATACCTGTACTACTCACTGATGTATAGGAATCGCTCGTATGCCATGAAGTCCCCGCACTTCCAGATTTTGCTCTCATAGTTATATAGCTTTCCCATGAGTTCATTAACTGTAGCGAAGTTCCAAATTTATTTATTTCTGAATTTACATAGTTACCTTTCCCATTTCTTACAATAAAAAAATCTGGTGCAAGTCCACTGTAATTATAATTATCATTTGGATTAGTTACCTTTAAATTTAATCCAGAGGAATCACCTGTATTTTCTCCCCCTCGTACATTTATTTTTGCATTAACACATTCCATATTCCCGTTTGTATCTACTTTGAAATTTCCATTGGCAGAAACCGTGCCGTTAATATTAATCCTATTAGCATCAATAGTAAGATCTTCTGCTGTTTGGTTAATCTTTGAAATAATTTCATTTTCATCCACCTTCTTGCGTACTACTTGGTTTATTCCTTCTGCAGTCTGTTCTATGCTAGAGTTCATTTCAACTTTAGTTGCAAATATATCTGTATAATCATTTTTAATAGCATATTTAGCAGTGATTTCTGCAGTATAATTTAGTATCTTAATTGTGTTTGTACCTTCATTTAATAGAATACTAAATTCCCCTAGCTCTTCTACTATTGGTGTTGTCTTTATTGTTCCGTCTACATTTATCCTGCGGATTACTTTAGCTTGTCCTTCTTCTAATATATATTCATCGTATGTATTGCCATTTTTCCTTAATACGTCTATTATCCCTAGTTCATATTGCACTTCATTTACAAGTATCCTGCTATCTCCGTATGGATATAATGAATTACTTGGATATAATGTGTCACTAGGATATAAATATTTAAAGACTTCATTGTTTCCTTTAATTTGTAATTTTAATAGATTTCCTTTTGCACAATTACTTAATACTATTGTTTTTGTTCCTGTTGTTGCTTGAGTTAAATTTGCTAATAAATTAATTCGTTGTGTTATTTCATCTGCTTTTTGTGTTATTTGAGAATCTGTTTGTGTTTTTGTATAATAATTATTATTTAGATTATTTGCTGTATCTTTTGCGGTTTCATTTGCCGTATTTAATGCACTTGCTAAAACTGGTGTTGTATCTGTTGTTGTATTGTCTGACCAAGTAATATGAGACCTCGTCCAAATATATTTTCCAGATACCCAAGGATCTTGAGTATTTTTCCAGGTTCCACCTGTTTGAGTTGTGTTCGAATCTGATAAATAATATTGGTCTTGTATTGATTTAATTCCTTTGCCATCTTTTCCTTTAATATTAGTTCCTTCTAGCGTAGGTCTACCGTCTTTTACGGGAGCTGTTTGAGAATAATTACCGCCTGTCCATGTATAACCTTCAGGTCTTATTATCCAGCTACATGCGTAATCAGTTTTTATATAATATTTTCCTCCGCCTCTTAAATACACTACTGGAGTAGAAGAATATGTGAGTTGCATAAAACTTATTGGTGACACTGCACAGAATCTATAATTGTCAGAATAAATGATACATTCTGCATTTGTTGTTCCCCACCCAGAACCTAAAGTTGCAAGTTCAAGATTAGCCGAAAACCCAGAATTATGGGTGCTCCAGCTTGGTTTTCCAGAAGAGCCTAACGTAGTATATATTTTAATATTTCTATATTCAGTCGTACCTAGATTTGAGCCTGTGACAGGATAATATTTATTTTCGTCATATAAAGTTGTATCTGTCAAATCTACCGTAGCATTACTTTTCCAATAATTTTCTCCATTTTCTCCTTGTCTAGAGATACTATAAGATGTTGATGTTGTGTTGTCTGTGTACGTTATAACAGTTTTGGTCCACAAAAATTGTCCTGCTAAAACATTTGGAATTGTTGTGCTCCATGTTCCTGTTGGTGCTTTTGTTCCAGATGTTCCTGTTTGATATGTTACAACAGTATTTAATATTCCTTTTCCATTTTCTCCATCTTTACCATCTGCGCCATCACTTCCACTTGCTCCTGTTTCTCCCTTGGCTCCTTGTATGCAGATTGGTTTAGATGATGTTTTTGAACCGTCAGAATATGTTGTAACAGTCTTTTGCCACATATATTTTCCACTTTCCCACACCGGTGCTGTTGTACTCCAACCAGTTTCTGGTGCGTTTGTTGAACTATCGCTTAACGCATATTGAACTTGTACTTTATTTACTGTTGTTTCTTTAAGAGAATTTATTTCTGTTTCTACTGAAGATACTTTTGTGGTTACTCCGTTTATATCTTGCTCTACTTTAGTTATCTTTTCAGAATTTTCTGTTGTTTCTTTGGTTAGTTGAGTTATTTTTTTATTCTGTTTATCGACTAATATATATGCTTGATCAATTCTTTTATCTGTGCTGTCAGCATATTTATATTCTGTTTCAGTTTCCTCTGGTTTATCTAAAAATAAGTTTTCTGTTAATCCATCATCTATGTTTATTTCATCATTTAGCAAAGCTACTTTATATGTTGTATTGTTCAATTTAAAATTAAACAAATCACACGCCTCTAAAAATAAAATTCCTTTACTTTGAACATCAAAAATATAAAATTCCAATGTTTTTAAATAGTTAAACATTTCATCTATATAATCAGCTCTATCATTTGTACTTAATAATTGACAATCTGCTATTCTATATTCATGCAACCCATTCGCAGTAATGCTTGTATTGTCTTTTCTGTAAATATTATCGCTTTCTTCGGCTCTGCTAAATACTAATGAATTTATAAGATATTTTTCCCCTATCGTAACATTGTCCTCATCTAGATAACTCTCATCAATTGTCTCGTTTGTTTCTGTTAAATATAATAAATAAAAATTATCTCCCTTAAACATTAAGAAACTACATGTAATTGTTGCAATTTCATCTAAAGCATCTCTAAAACTATATTTTATTCCTGTATGTAAATTAGGATCTATCATTTTTTCAGAGTTAATAAAAGTGGCTGGAATATTATCAGTATTCCAGCCTAATCTTTCACATACTTTTATTAGATAATTTCTAACAGTTATCTTTCCTGCAAAGCTCAAATCATAGTCAACCATAGCTTCTTTCATTTTGCTATATGCCAAAACTCTATATGAATTTGTATCTTCTTGTCTTTCACAACTTTGTACATAATAATTATTTAAATCAATATATTTATAGTTCTTTTCATTAACTTTTACCCCTATTCTTCCGCTAATTTTAGTGTCTTTGGACATGAATACCTTTGAATCAAGTTCTATTTGATGCATTATTGTTTTGAATAAGGGTGTAGTAAATGAAGGCTTTATATAATTTAAATTATCTGCATTAAAATCAGAATTATTTACTTTTAATTTTATATTAAATTGCCTGCCGTACGTTCTTAAGTCAATTTTAAAATTTTCTTGTACATTTATCATTCATAATACTCCCTTTTCTTGTTTGAAATCACTGCACTGCTATAACCTTCAATTTTCCCTAGAAGTGATTGATCATACTCCTGGTCATTTGAATAGCAAGACATATTTTGTATTTTTTTCTTCAAATCTGGGTTATAAAATGTCACTTTGTTTTCAGCCTTATTAAAAAGAGATAGGACTATGCCTATCTCTTCATCATTTAATTTTCTAAAAGTCATGGTTATTTTAGGATATATACCTTTCAATGTTCCAGAATTATCTCCTGACAGTGCTCTGCCTGTATCTTTACCCCATATTTTGTGATAACCAAATTTAGCCTTCGTAATATATTGAGCCATTTTAATTCCATCTATTATTAAACTATCATTATCTATTAACATGTCTACCTCCCATTTCTAGCGAAAGCTAGCTCTTGCTGTCTTTTAGCAATACCTCTTTGTATTACTCTTCCATCCATATTAATTATGTAATATCCACTATTGCCTCCAATTTTTGACGCAAGTTTATCTGCCAACATATCTAACCATTCCATATTGTTTTCTAGTGGTACAACCGCTTCTTTTCCTGCTTCTCCTATAATTGCTTGCGTAGGTTGAGAAATAATACCACCTTTTGCAAGTCGCGGTAAATTAAAAGTACTTAAATAACCCAAATTAATTCCTGGCACATTATTTATTACTCCAATTAACCTATTAATTGACTTTATAGGAAAATTTAATATGCTTTCAATTGCTCTTAAAACTCCATTTACAACAGCTTTAAATGTATTCGCTATAATGTTCCCTACTGTTTTTCCAACAGTGGCTACAACATTTTTTATTTGATTCCAAACAGCAAAGAACACTCCTTTTATTCCTTCACAAATACTTGTAAAGATTTTTTTTATTCCTTCCAAAGCCATTTTCCAATCGCCAGTAAATACACCTTTGATAAACATTATAAATCCATCAAATATTCCCTTTACCATTGTAAATATACTATCGAATAAATTTAATAAGTTTTGCAAGCTATTAACAAACATATCATATATATTTCCAATAGTGTCTCCAAACATTTCATGGACCCAATCACTTTTACCTGTTAGCCAGTCAATTCCATTTTGTAAGAATGCCTTTATTTGCTCCCAGTACTTAACTATAGTTCCTACAATTAATGTAATAGCTCCTGCAACAGCTAATGGGACACTACCTATTACTATTGCGAGGCCTAATAAGGCTACACCAATTCCTTGAATTATTTTTCCAAAATTCTCCCAAGATCCATCATTTAAATATGAAATTAAACTTTGGATTGTGTATACAATTCCTGATATTAGTACCCCTATTCCTAATGCTTTTATTCCATCTAAACCTAATTTCCATGCTAAGAGTCCAACTGTAATTCCTGAAATAACCGATAAAATTAAATCTTTATTGTCTATAATCCATTTTAGCCATTCTGGTATTTCTCCTTGCATATTACTTAAATCCATACTCGGTGTTGCAATACCACTGCCTCCTGAAGAATCATTTGAATTGTCTGACAATACATTCATTTCGTCAAAGCCTTGCAATGATTTTTGTATTTCTTTAGCAGATTTTGCTGTTCCTCCTGCACTTGATTGCATTTTCTTAAATGCTTTTGCACTTGAATTTGCAAATATATTAATTCCGAACCAAGCTTGCATTATTGCATTTATATAACTTAAAGCTGTATACAATAACCTAGTAAGCCATTGGACTGCTGGAGCCACTATATTTGCAATGCAATAAGCCATATACTGCAAATCTGCTGATATCTGTGGATTATATTGACTAACTAGATTAACAGCACTTCTTACTGCACTCCACGCCGTCCTGATTCCTACTACAGCCATTGCCATTTTCCCAATTTTTGAAATTTGACCAGTTATACTTTTACCTATTCCATCTATAGAACTTTTAATGTTGTTGGCTTTTATTGATTCTATTTTTGATTTAAATTGTTGTATTTTTGTGTTATTTTCAGTTTGTTTCGTTTTTATCTTATCTAATTTACTATAAACTTTTTCTATTTTTGGACTTTGTTTATCTATTTCAGCAGTTGCTTGTGTGTATTTTTGTTTCATATCTGCAATTTGCGCTTTTATGTTTGCATATTCAGGAGTATCAACGGAAACAGCAAGAGCACTATTATTTTTAAACATAGCCATCTTTTCTGCTTTTAATTCTTTTATTTTTTGCTTATATGAATCTGCTTTTGCCTGCAATTCTTTATAATTCTCTAATTCTTTTTGTAATAGATTTTGTTCTGTACCTGATTTTGAATTATCTTCTTGCAATTTTTTCACTTTATTTTCTAATTCTTCTATTCCTTTGTCTACATCTTTGTTATCTATTTTAGTTTTAATTTTTAGGTAACCATCCAACTACATCACCTACCTTCTAGTTGCTCTTCGAAAAGTCTATCTAGTCGTAATTGCTCTGCTGTCTTGCTTGTATCTTTAATCTTTAAAGCTACTTGTTTTTTTTGTTCAATCCATCTTTCTCTTTCTTTGCTATCTTTTATTTGACTAATATCAAAATCCCTAACAAACCTAACTCTATTAAATACGCATTTTTCAGTCAAGCCACATAGCAAATCAAAAAACTGCCACCAATGCATTTTTGTTTTTGATAAATCTATATTGTAATCACTAAAAAAAGAAGCTTGTATATATCCCCAATCTTCTTCAAAAGACATATTTGCTTCTTTTTCTTCGCTATTATTCTCTTTCTTTATGTTTAAATATTTTGTAGCAATTTTTAGTAGTCCTTCCCAATCATCTGAATTACTCAAGCCTTTCTCCCCAAATAATAAATATATTATTGCCAATGCTCTTTCTTCTTCCGAAACATCGCTTTCAGCTACTTCATTACACTTCAATGCTACCCTAAAATCTGTATTTATTTTATATTTTTTATTATTAACTAATGCATATTCAACATAACTATTCATCAGTTAACACATCGCTCTCAACTACTTTGTATTTATTTTTTATTCTTTCTGTCATATCTGTTATTGTTAATCTAAATTTGTCTTCGTATGGTTTTAATGCTTCACCTATATCATCAAACATTTCATAATAAGGCTTTCTTCCATTTAAAAATTTTCTCGTTCCACCTTCGCCTAAAAATAAGTCCATTGCCGTCTCCATTTTTTTATAAAAACTTCTAATTGCTTTTACTTTAGCTTCTTCATTCTGGCTTAAATAACCTTTACCTTTATGGTCTTGCTTTTTATCTATTATTACCATTTGCATTTTTAATTCTTTTTTTGCTTCATTTATCATTCCTACACATTTATTATATTTTATTGGTAAATCTATATCTGCCAAATCAAACTCTAAATATATTTCATTTCCATTATTGTCCTTAACAATATTATCATCTTCATCCATTATGCCTAATTTTAAAATATCTTTTTTAGGCTTAATTTTTATATAATTTTCCATGTTTCCTCCATAATAAAAAAACACTAGTCTTTCTAGTGTTTTTTTAATAAAATTATTATTTTACCAACCTGTTATTTCTACAAGTTTATAGCTTGACACTTTTTCAGTAACTAAACCTAATGCTTTATATTTCCAAGTTGCATTTGGCTCTAAATTGTTTATATTGTCAACAGCAGTTCCTAATTGTGCTCCATTATCATCATATAGGTTAAATGTTACTTGTACATAAGAATATGATTTGTCCGTATTGTTTTTTATTTCCCCTTCTATATAAGTTGTTCCTACAGCATCTGTTGTCTTTTTATCTGATATAAGAGTAAATTTTTCTTGTTTATTGTTGTTGCTTGTTTGTACAGAACTATCTCCTCCACTTGCTATTGCTCCAATTCCAATAACAATAACTAATATCCCTAAAATGACTCTTAAAACTGTATTTTTTAATCTTTTACCACATTTAGGGCACACTTTAGCACTTTTACTTACTTCTGTCCCACAATCTTTGCATACTTTCATTGCCATAATTATTCCTCCTTTTATAATATATAAAAGAAGTATAATACATTGTAATTGAAAAAATTGTCGAATTTTGCAATTACAATGTATTTATATGTTTTTTTATTTAATTTCCTGTCTCTTCTTTTGTTTCTTCTGCAAATGTAGGTTTTCCGTCTGCAAATGTAACTGTTCCAAACGTTGGGTCCCCTGTATAGTTTATTGTATAATTTATTTTTGCACTATCTCCACCATTAGAGCCTATTTCTATTGAAACTGTCCATAATCTTGCTCTATATTTTGGTGTACTTCCAGCTTCATCAACACTATATTTATCTATTTCTAATAAGCTTGTTTCAGCATCTGAACCAGTCAATAATCTATATCTTATATTGTCTATAAATTCAAATACTTCATCACCTTTGTAGCATGTTTGTTCTACTCCTGATGTTAAGCCATAACTATCTACAGTTACATTTTTGTTTCTATGTATAATCCATTTTTCTTCTGTCTTTTCAGCATTGTAGTCTGTAGATTTATCAGTTATTCCCACGCCAATCAATGCCCAGTTTGCTGTCTGCTCTTTTGGCTTTGTATTTAAAAATTCAACTAATTCATCTCTATTTATTTTTGTTAAATTTGCCACTTTTATTCCTCCTTAAAATAATATAAAAAACATTGGATACGATAAATTGCTTCATTTGCATTAGTAGCAAATATATAGCCATTTGTAGTCGCACCAATGTCATATACCCCAGGTATGCCTGGAAAAATTTTTTCCTTTTTATTATTTTCTAACCAATTTCTTATGTCTTCAAATGTTTTAGAATTATCTATATTGTTTTGTATATCTTCGTTCCAATGTAATTTACTATCAAAAGTAAACAAAAACTGTCTTTCAGAACCTCTTAAGAATTTGTTTAGTATTGGATTATATCCTGCATTTTCATTTATGGAATAAGCTTTAACTTTATCTACTAAATATTCTACATTCAACTCTGCATACTTATCTAAATACGGGCATTTAGCCATATAATCTCTTACTTTTTCTATCATCGCTTTTTCTTCTGACATTATTTATCTATCTCCTTTTGACCTGCATTTAATATATCTTCAAAATGGTCTGCCAACATTCTTTCTACAAAATGGTCTCCTCTTAGAGCTCCTCCATGATAATTTAATTTTTTACCACTTGGAACCTTCTTAATATTAGGTCTGCTCCAATACCTGCCACTTATAGGATCATGAAAAGCACCTTTTTTGTATTTAGGATCAACATATAAAACACCCTCGTGTTGATAATGAGCATAGGGTGTGTTTATATTAATTTCTCCACTTCCAATTTTTGTGGAATTATACATACTTGTTATCATTTGATTGCTATCTTGTGGCATATACTTATCAACATATCCCATAAAACTGCTGTCGATTACTTTTTGTGTCCTTCCACCTTCAAGACCATATTTATCTATGATTTGTTGTTTTTGAATACCACTAAAAGCTACCATATAATCCAACTTCATATTAAGCTCCTGTTATAGCAAAATGCCACATATCTTCTGAGCCATAGTCTTTAATAGCAATATTAGTAATTTTTATTACATCTTGATAATTTTCTAATAATTTAATTATAGTAGTAAAGTCTTCTACTTTCTCTTTTACTAGATAATCATCGTTTTGCAATGTCCACGTTTTTTGCTCCTTTTTAAACTCTTCTGGCTTTTGATATGGTTTGTTTCTATTATCATTCATTAATATTCTTGCGGATAAGCCATCACTTTTAGTTAATTGTGTCCCATTTATAGATACTCCATTATTAGAACTCCAAAAACCTTTCACATAGCTTACTTTGTATGCTTTCTTATGGTCACTGTCTATATATTGATTTATTACTGTTATATCCTTATCAAACATATCTTCCATGTCAAACACCTCTATATAATAAGCCTGTATGCAATAAATATAATCTGATTTCTTCTAGTATCTTATTTTTCTGGTTAGAAATTTCTTTTTCAAGGTCAGTTAAATTAGTAGTATTTGCGAATGTTCTTGATAAATCGCCTACGCTTTCACTAGAAACAACTTTATCATTAACATTACTACTTGCTAACTTGTTTTTTCTTGATTCTAATTGTTCAATTTTAAACAATATATCAGCAACAGAGCAAGTTGCTATTTGTACTTCATCTTTATATTTTTCTATATCTCTATTAAAAATATTTCTTTGTATTTCAGCGCTTGCTCTTAATGCTAATTTTTCAAAATTTTCTTCGGGCATGTCGCCCTTATATGAATCTACATAAAAATTATAATCGATATAACTTGTCATGCCCTTTTCCTTTCTATGCAAAGTCTACTAATAGATCATCATCCAAGTCTTTTACTCCATAGATAATATCAAAAGAAACTTTGTCAGTTTTTGTTTTAGAATCATAATCAAACACAACTCTAACAGCTAATCCATTTGCTGAAGCAATCGCTGCTTTAGCTGCTCCTTGTGGCAATTCTAGTTGTCTAGTTACTAGAGCTAGGCCGTTTCTATGGAAGCCTAAAGAGTGAGCTTTATTTATAAGCATTGCACTTACAGGTGTTTCTATTGCAAATGGTACTTTTTCAGTTACTTTTAATGTTCCTGCTCCATCTGCTAAAGTTGCATCTTCTGCTACTTCAAATAAATAGCCATTAACGATTAATTTGTCTCCTGCTTTAATAGTACCTGTTTTTGCAGAGCCATCAGATACAGTGAATTGAATAGCTCCTTTTGTACATTTTACTTTATAAGCAGTAGCAGTTCCAGCTGTTGCCGATGTGTTTTCAGGTGTATTTTGGCTCATAAATGAGTTCATAGTGTAAACTTTTCCAATTTCAGCTTCTTTTAAAGCTTCACTATCTCCTTTGTAACATGCTTTAGCAAAATTATCTAAAGTATTATATTTATACAAAGTATCTACTGCTAAGACTAAATTTCTGTTGTTATCTCTTGGAGCTTTCTTTTTATCTAATGCTTTTGCAACATTAGCAATATCTCCTATAACTGGTGTTGCTGATACAGATACTTTAGAACCAGCTTTTTCAATTCCTACTGTTAATAAATCAATGTCTACTGCTTGAGCAATTGCACTTAATGCAGGAGTAATTACTTGTTCACTAAAATCTTTTATATCTAATGTCATTTCTTTTGATGTTACAGGGATTGTAACATCTCTGTATCTATCTAATTTAACAGGCACTGAACCTTCTGATAGATTTTGGTCTTCTGTTTCTCCTATAAAATTTTTAGCAACAAATTTGCTTGGTTTTCTTACTGTTATAGTATCTCCTACTTGTACAAATTCTTTTGAATAATCTCTATGTACTAAATTAGCCATAGTTAAATTTGATTCTAATACCATTAATGCTTCATTAGCAATTATTTGTGGTGTTAATATTGTGTTTCCCATATTCTATTACCTCTTTCTTTCTAATTATTTTGTTTTCTCCATTGTTTATAAGTGTTGTAGTCCATTTTTTCTGGATCTCCACTTATTACTTTTCCTTGCGGTCCTTGTGTTGGACCTGAAAATGTTGGCAAAGGTTTATCATTGTCAAATAAATAATCGTGACTTTCTTTGATAGAGTTTACTTGTTCCTCTAATCCCTCCACAATTTCAAATTTGTCATTATATTTAACCTTTTCCATGTCTAGCATTTTACTTAAAATACTAGCATCTTTTGCTTTATACTTAGATAAAGCTTTGTCTAAAGCATTTTGCTTTTTGAAAACTTCGATTTCTTTAGAACCTTCTGTTTTGCCTCTTTCATACTCAGCTGTTTTAATAGCCTCGACGTCCACTTTTTCAAGTTCAGCTATTTTATTGTTCTTTTCTGAAATAGTAGTATCTTTAACATTTATTTGTTCTGTTAAATCATCTACTCTGGCTTTTAAAGATGTTACATCTTTTCCTGCTTCAGTCATTATTTTTTCAATGACGTCTGTTTCTAGCCCTAAATCTTCTAAAAATTTTCTTTTCATAATGTTTCCTTTCTCCTACTACGAACTTTTACGTGTTTTTCGTTCACGATGTAGTTATGCACTTATTCACGACCTGCATATAGTCGAATTTTTGTATAAAAAATAGACTTTCAAACGAAAGCCTATTATTTATTTTATTTGTAGTTTATCGTCATTGCGGACAGTGAATATTTTATATTTTTCAGCATAAACTATTGATTATTAGCTTAATTTATAGTATAATTAAGTTAATAATATTATTAAAAGAAGTCGATTGAGAACCTCTAGGTTCACAGTTGACTTCTTCTATTTTCTTTTATATATTTTTAGAAATTCTTTATCTTTAAGTAAAATAATCCTATCTAACCATAAAAAATGTTTTGAGTTGTAGATATTTTCTACTTGTCTAATAGCTTCGTCTGTACTCATCTTTGATTTTGTTATATCTATTACAAAGTTATCAGCTTGTTTTTGTTTTCCTTTTAAGTTCCCTTGTATTACATATTTTCCACTACCGCTAATTTGTTTTAAATCATATCTTTTATTTTTTACTATATAATCTGGAGTCTTTATGTTTTTAGGCTCATTTATTCTTGGTATTATCTTTATTTTCCCACCATATAAACTTCCTAGCATATTTGCAACTTCTTCTTCTCTTTCAGTTGGATTTAATATAACATATTTGCCATCTACATTATATCTATTTCCTTCTTCGTCAACATAATATTGTTGTTCTTTTAATTTATATTTTTGGTTCCCATTATTTAAAGTCTTTTCTGTTATATCTAAATATTTACTTTTCTCCGTGTTAAATGCTTTGTAGTCTTTTATATGTTCTCTGCTGTAATCTCTCTTTAAGTTGTTTTCCTCTGTAAATGTACTTAATCTGTCTTGCCACTCTCTTGCTTTCAAGCTTGCTTTTTTATAGTGTTCTTCATCAAGTGATTTCTTTGCAATTACTTGTTTTCTTTTCCACTTGCGAGTACCATTTTCTAAATATCTTTGTTTCTGTGTTTTTTCGTATTCTTCTTTATTTTCATCATAAGTAAATCCTAAATCTTCCTTTTTAGTTGAGCCATACCACACCGTAAATAAGTGTTTACAGTTGATTCCTACTATACCTTGAACATCTCCATAATTGCAATGCTCCATAAAATCTGGTAATTTCTTTTCTTCTTCTGTTGCATTTCCATCATAGTTCCAACAAAAGAATTGTTTTCCTTGCCACCAAGCATGGTTTGTGTAATCTTCTCCTCCATCTCCAGTTCTAGCTCCAAAGTGATTAGTGACTCTTACAATATGATTGCCACTTTCTTTTATTACTTCTTCATTTACTTTTCCTGCTAGTCCTCTTGTTGCTACTAATAAATCTCTTCTTACTGTTCCCACAACATCATAGTTCTTTATTAAGCCGTTTTTGTCTTGGTAGGTAAGTATAGATATTCCTTTATCTCCTAGCTTGTCTAAACTCTCTAATATTGCCTCCTGATAGCTACAAACACCTGCATTTGTTTTTATGTATGTTTCTGTTATTATATCTGTATAAGTTTTCCTTACTTGTTCTTGTATAGTTTTGTTTAAATTTAGAAAAGATTTTTCTATTTCATCATAACTATATTGTATTATATTTTGTATATTTGCACTATTTATTATTGTTTCTGGATTTAATAAAGCATTTTTTTGTGTTGCTATATTTAATTGATCAACAGGTATAGAGCTTATGCCTATATCTTTCATTGCTTTTGCTAATTCCTTTTTTGTTTTTCCTGTATATTCTTCTAATAGCTTTAATGTTTCATTATTTAGTCCTCCAAGTTCTTTTAGTTTTTCAAAATACCAATAATCACTATTAATAAATTCTTCATTTATTTTAAAATGCTCTGCAATTTTCTCTATTAGTTCTACTTCCATTTTAGAATATATACTTATAATAGACTTTATTGCACTTTGTATTTTATTTTCTATCATAAACTATTCCTCTTGCACATCGTTAGGTATTTGTTCTTTACTTCGTCCTCGCATTTTATTTACGTATTCTGTTGCTTCTTCTTCTGAATAATCTCTTGTTTGTACAAAGTATTCAATATCATCTATTAAGCCTGCATTCCTTTCTATTAAACTTTGTGATTGTTTCTTTTCACTATCTACTAGAATGCTATCGTCCCAGTCAAAACTTGCAAGTGCTCCAACTTTATGCTTGATACCGTACAAACTCATTAAAATATCTATACTATAAATCAAATCTTCTAATGCTGTTTGTAATGCTCCTTGTATATCTGAAACTGTTACATAATAATCTTGTTTACTTGATTTTATTTCTGTTGCTGTCTTTTCAATATTTTCTATTTTAGATATAGTTCCAAATGCTAACCCACATTGACTCTCACATTGTCTTAACCACTCATTTAATCCATTAAACAATGCTGTATCTCTTATTTGAGGACTAAATACGTTCCACTTACTTTCATCTCCAAAGTCTAACTTTCTATATAGTCTTTCTTTGCCTTTTGGTAATATATCATTTCCGTTTTTGTCTTTTGTAAATGCCGTTGCATCTATATCAACGGCAAGTTCAGAGCCTTCATATTCCCATAATGTTCTGCTGAATTGTTTGTCTATTTCTTCTAATGTATCAATAGCATTTGCAAATATTGCAACACCTACAGGACTTGTATTGTCAACTGGATTTGCAATAGGTATTTTGAAATAACCACCTAATAATCTATTAACATCATTTATTTGTATCTCTTCTTGAATGTTTGCCCATTCTTGCACTTGTGAAAGTAGAATTTGTTTCCCTAATATGTTTGCATTGTGTAACGTAGTTTTATATGCCTTATTTTTAATTGTTAATATTGTGTCATTCAATTCTTGATATTCAAGTCTTGTATATATTTCATTTCCTCTTGTAATTTGATCAATAAAAATAGCACCTAGCAATTCGCCAGTGCTATCAAATTTTGTAGGTATAAATTTATCAGCTTGAATACAACTAATCTTTATTTTCCCATTAGCATAGAAAGGTTTGAAAAACATTCCACCTTTTCCTAGAGCATATTCTGTATTTGTTCTTATATTTTTTATAAATCTTTGATATACTTTATCTATTTCTTTATCTTCTACCTGTGACTTAAATTCTATTGTTACAGCTTTTGCAACCTTTTCACATATTGTTTTCGCAACATGCAATGATCTTACTTCTTCATTTAACCATGGTGCTTTACTATTATAAATATTGGACCATTTTTCAATGGCTGACAGTATTTCATTGCTTGTTGATATATCTATATTAAAATCTTTTGCTATATCAGTTGTATTAAACATCTTATTTATTGCTCCTTTTATAAAATTTACTAATCTTTCAAACATTTTATTGTCCTCTCTTTTTCCATATTGTTTCTGTCGCATATCGTACAGCGTCAATATGATGGTTGTTCTTATCTGGATAGCCTGTAATAATATTTCCGTCTTTATCTTTTTCTAATTCATACTCGCTAAACTCTATTGCAGTATTAGGACATCTTTTAGGGTCTATTACTATCTTTATTAAACCTGCTAGCCATTTCATACTGTATTCAACACTTCCTGGTCCTTTCTCTGCTCCTCTTATAAATGCGCCGTAAGACTTGTAGTCGCCTATTGATTTATTTTCTGCACTGTCTGCAGTTATTAAATCACTATTTGTTACTCCTTTTTTTTGTAGCTTTTCCCATGTATCTTGATTTGATGTTTTATTACATCTTAATTCATCAAATATGTATAATGTTCTTCTTGCCATATCGAAATGCATATTGTTGTATGCAAATGGATCAGGAAACCAACCCCAGTCAATACCTTTATATAATCTATCGAAGCGAGAAATTTCTTCATCTGTTATCTCCCTTAATTCAAGATTTTCAAATACACTACCTCCATCGCCAGTTTCTAATCCCAAATATTCATTTTCATATATTATCGGCGCTGTTTCTTTAGTGTATTCTGCTTCGTCTATAAAAGCTTGTCCTATCCACTCCCTTGGAGACGTTCTATAATCACTATGGTGTGATAATCTATTTGGTTTTGGTATTCTTTTTTCTTTATTAACAAAATGTTGCCTACTTGCTGGAGTATTGAATGTATAAAACTCAATAAAATCATTTCCACCTCTTATTACGGATTGATTTATTTTTCTTACTGCATTCATTCCTTGAATTTGGTCAAATTCTTCATACCATATAATTCCTATGTACATTCCTTTAGGTGGTTTTATTGATTTTATTTTCCCTGGGTCATCTGTACCTCTAAAATATATTTTTTGTCCTGTGCTTCTCTTGGTTATTTCCATCGGAGAAGTTTTAAAGCTGTAATCATCTATTAGCCCTGGATATGTTTCACTTAATTTATCAATTCCCCATTGAATTTGAGCATAAACTGAATCTTTTAAAGTATTGCTTACTCTTCTTATACATAATGCACACATATTAGGGTTATTTTCTAATAACTCTGGTATTTTTTCTCCACAAAAAGAGGACTTCAATGAAGCCCTTCCACCATCTAACCAATATTCTAAATGTCCTCTGTTATCAATATCTCTGTTTAGGTCTATAAATGCACTTGACATATCACTTGCTGGTATTCTTATTATTTGTTTTTCCTTTTCTTGTTTCTCTTTTGTTAATTCAAGAAATTTCATATCTTTGTCTACTATAATTCCATAAGCAGTCGCTAAATCTTTTACATTAGTAAACATATCAATATTGTCAACTTTTTCTTCCATCTTGTCTATCATCTTATTTAGCAATTTTATTCTTTTATTCTTTGTTTTATCTAATTCATTTAAAACATTCTTTGTATTTTCTTCTTTTTTTTGTGCAAGATTTTGCTCGATATCTTTATTTTCTTTTGTCAACCTTTTAACTGTATCAGGAGAAACATGAAACCTTCTTGCTGTCTCTCTTAAATTTTGGCATTCTATATAACATGCAATTATTTGTTTTTTTCCTTCATCATTTAATCTCTTCGCCATAAAATCACATCCTATATTCCTCCATTAGATATTTCATAACATCAACCTTACTATAGCATTCTTCTTTTTGTTCATATCTATCTTGTAATTCAAATTCATCTGTTTCTCCATTATATACTTCTACTTGTTCTTTTTTTAATATTTGATATTTAGTGCAGTACTTACAATTTTTTTCACTATAAAATTGAAAACTGTTTATTTTATATATTTTTCCTTTTGTAGATAAAGCATATAATAATTTATTTATGTTTTGATTTATGTTCATTTACCTCTCCTTTTTTCTTCTTTTTAGGAAAGCATTTTTCATAATTTCTGCATCCATGACAGAACTTTCTCATACATTTATCAATATCCATATTCTTGTGTAAAGCCCATTAGTGCTTTCTTTTGTTTTGCTGTTCTTGTTCCTGGCTTTTCATACCCTTTTACTTTATTTTCATCTTTTTCATAATCTGCGCATTTTGCTATTATCATATTGTTTAGTTTTATTAGTGTTATTCCTTTTTCACATACTTTACTTTTACATGTTTCACACATATATTTTTGAAAACTATTTATCATAATAGCCACCTCTTTTGTTTTTTAATAAAACACTATGTAATGATATAAAAGATTTTTCCATACAAAAAGAGCAACCATTTGGTTGCTCCCTTTGCCTAAGAATTAGTCGTGATGACCATGTTCATTAGTGTCTCCATTGTACCAGTCATGAGAATGACCCTTGCTCGAGTCGCTCGGACCGTATACATCGATTCGAGTGTCTGTCTCTCTGACAGTTCCTCCTGTACTGGTCTCGTAGGTGAACTTACCTCTGCCAGCATCCAGGATATCGTCTTCAAGAGACTGTGAACCCTCACGCGATGTCGAATACCTTCCGTCCCACTTGCTCATAATGATACCTCCTAGCATTACAATGCTATGTTATTTTTGCAAAACGAATTTGCTATTTAATATTACCACTTTATGTCTACTTTGTCAATACTTTTTTAAACTTAACTAGAATTGTTTCAAAACTTATATAATATATTTATTTAGAAAGGAGGTTCTATCAATAGAACTTTATATTAACTTATCTAGTATCGTTAATTGCAATAAAAAAAAGAACTAGATACTTCTAGTCCTTATTTGTAGCTCTGGGCATGTCTTTTCAAACAGCTACTCTTTTACTTGATACAATTTTATCATTTTAAATCGTCACATTTGTCACATTTTATTATTTTTCTAAAAATCTTTTTAATTTCATTTTTGCTTTACTTTCTGAGTCATAATTCATCTTAAACATAATTTGTATCCAGTTTAAATTTTCTTCGTATTTATGTCTTATTATTCTTCTTATTTCACTGTCTTCTACATTGTTTAGTTCGTATTCTAGATTAGTTATTAATTTCATTAGCTTAAACTCTTTATTCTTTATCTGCTTTTTATATTTGTTTCTACTTTTTTTATTTGCAATTATCTTTTTATTGTCTAATCCTTCAACTACACAATTGTGTTGTATGTATGGATAACTAGCACTGCTCCCCTTCACGCTGTCTATTACTATTTTCGCAGGTTTATTATTAATCTTGTCTATTTTTTCTCTTAATTCTTCTATCTCTTTTCTAGTAGAATTTATTTGACTTAATAATTCTTTATCCATAATTCCTCCTTCGTTTATAAATGCAAACCTGCATTTATTTTTTTATCTCTTATTTGTTTAGTTGTAAATCCTAAATCCCAATATTGAAAACATTCTCTTCTTCCGTATTCATCTTCATATAGTACATGATTAGGATATTCTTTTACTTTTTTCATACCTCTATAAATTTTTGGTATTTTCATTATCTTTTGTCTCCTTTACTTTCTTATAAAAATATTCTTTTATGCAGTCTTCACATTCTCTGTCCATATTATCGTCACACTCTTCATATAAGCATGCATAATCTCCTAATATATAAATATATTTTGCCATTAAATCTACTATTTTACTTAATTCATTGTATCTTGCTTTATAATAATCTCTTTGTTGTGTTATGTTTTTATTTTCTTTTTGTAAATCATCTATTTTTGCTAACTGGATTACATATTTAGCTCTCCATTCTGTATTATCGTTGTCTAACTCTTTATTCGCTTTTTGCAGTTTTTCTATTAGATTTAATACTATTTTTGCTTCTTCTGCTGATAAAGTTCCATGAATTGTATAAGCAAATTCTTTTAAACTTTTAATGGCTTCTCTTTCACTCATTTTATTGCTCCTTTTCTAATATCTCTTCTAAAACTTTTATCTGCTCTAATAAATCACTGCCACCCCAATAGCCTTTATCATCTGTCAGCTCTTCTACTTTCTTTTTTAATTCTTCTATCTTGTCTTTTACTTTTTGTTTTTTAATAACATAATTACTACTATTCTCAAATAAATCTTTTTCTAATTCATTACAATATGTTATTCTTCTTCCTAATGCTTTTTTAAATTTATCTCTATCTTCTTTCAATTCTTCATTCTCTTTTAATACTCTTTTATAATCTGCAACTATTCTTTCTACTGCATTTAAAAAATCTGTTCCTACCCAATAATGATATTGTATTATTGTATCTTTATCGCATAAACTTTTTTCTATTAATGTTATATCTTCTTCTATACTATTTTCTTTCACTATAACACCCCCTAATATACACAATTATAATATGTGTATGTATTTGAGCATTTTTCACATTTACATTTTACTAATCCCTCTGCTGGAACGTTATATTCGTAATTATCATTTTTACATTTAGGGCAAATCCAATACAGATTAAAACTTACTTCTGTTTCTACTTCAACATTTTCATCATCAAGTTCTTCTACCTCATCATTTTCTTTCACTTAAAACACCTCCTCAGTATTTATATATATCTTTCTATCTACTATAATTCTATCTGACATATTAAAAATATACCTTATTGGCTTTATGTGGTCTTTCTCTAGTAGTCTAATTAAATCATCTTTAATATAACATTCTTGACAACTATTATCTTTAAACCAAACAAGATAGTCGCCTTCACACATTTCTTCTATAATTTCCTTATTTACTTCTGTTTTTAGCCTTCTAAGTTTTATTGTTTGTATTAGTTTTTTCATTTAAAATACCTCCTAAAAGTCACTAACATAAAATTCTAATGTTTCGTCACAACTCCAACATTTTTCATAATTTGTTTCTCCGCAGTCTACATCATAAAATATATTTTTTTCTCCACAATTTGGACATTCTATCTCAACATCTTTACATGTTCTTGTACTTATTTCTATTTTCACTATGTATCACTCCTCTCTAATTTATCGGAAATAAAACTATACATTTCTGTGCTATATCTCTATTTGCTTCTAATCTATCTGTTTCATATTCTTCAGTTCCAATAAAATTTTCAGATATAAATTCTCCACTCCAAGTATTCGTTGGTATATAATAACCTACACCAAATCCTAATGTTCCTTCAAGTGGACTATAATAGTTTCCTTCCTCGTCTGCACTTAATATAACTTCTGCATTTTCATCTTCTAATTTTAATTTTTCTATTAGTTCTTTAACTTTCATATCTTATTTACTCCTCTCTTTTATAAATCACCCATGCAGGTATATTTCCCAGAATTGTCACTAGCATAGTTATTTAAAAATATTTTAATTTGACAAGTTCCATTTTCATTTTCAAAATCACATTGTTTACATCTAAAAATTGGTTCATCTTTGTCTATTGTTTCTTTACAATTCATGCACCAATTGTGACAAAATTGTCCTAATCCTTCTAATGCTTTTTCTAAATTATCTTCATTTCCAATTGTATAAAAATTTTTTGTGTTACAATTTATTTTTTCTTCATTTTTTCTGTTCATTTTATTTTTCCTCACTTTCTAACATTTTCATATAAACTTCTTTTTCTTGAATCTGTTCATTTAAACTTTGTTCTAATAATTTTGTGTGTTCATCTGGTCCTATTATATCTCTTTTAAACAAATAAATTGTTGCTCCAATTACCATTACAAGTCCTACACCTAAGAATATAATCAGAAAACCTTGTAATATTCTTTCAAATATATCATCAAAATCCATCATCTCTTTACTCCTTTACTACTAAATCTGCTTTGCTTAAATCGTATGTTAAATTATAAGTTAAATTGCATAAATCCAATATTTCATAGATCGGAAGAGCACACGT